CACAACTAGCTGACCTGGTAGAGCAGAGAAAAATAGAATTCCATCAATGGTTACCACTTTTAAAATACCCCTATTTTATTGCAAATCTTAATGCGCAGTTAATGGTAGCACCGCTAGAGGTCAATGATTTTAATAAATCAAAGTCTGATATTAAATTTATAGAAGCATGCGTACTAGGTATACCCTGCTTATGCCAAGATATGGAAACATATAGCACGGCACCTGAGCAATTACGATTTAAGACTGTAGAAGAGTTTGAAGCCAAAATAGAGCGTATTTTAGACTGGAAAAATAAAAATAAATACTTTAAAAATATTTTTAAGCTTAGAGAAATTGGTCAAAAAAGGATCTTAGAACTAGACCAAAATATAGGAGCTCATTTAGAGGCCTTAAACACGCCATATGGTAGTGATGACAGAAAATTCCTAAAAGAGTGGAATTAGGAACTATATTATTATAATAGATGTAGATGTCATATCGTAACGTTGTTTATAACAACAGGGATCAGTGCATTAATCTATTTACCTGGGATCAAGATGGTAAACGAGTAATGAACACCTGTTCGTTTGAGCCCTATCTCTATATCGAAGATAATAGAGGCGATAAAACTTCTATTTACGGTACTAAAGTTAAAAAGAAAAAATTTAATAATAGATTTAATCGATCTAGATTTTTATCTGATTCAGGTATAAAGCGAGTATTTGAAAATGCTCCACCACAACAACAATTCTTATTAGATCTATATTGGCAGGAAAACGAAAAGCCAGAATTTAATACGCAACCACTAAGAGTATGCTTAATTGATATTGAAACATATTCACCTGATTCTTTTCCAGATATAGACAACACTAATCATGTAGTAAATGTTATTACATGTTATGATAATTTTACAAAAACATTTCATACTTTTGGAATTAAACCTTATAACGGTAAAGGTAGATCTAATTTAAAGTATGTTCATTGTAGTGATGAGCGTGATATGTTCATTAAATTTATTGAGTATCTTGAAAGTGATTATCCGGATATTTTAAGTGGTTGGAACTCAGAATTTTTTGATATTCCTTATATTATTGGTCGAATAGAGAAGATACTTGGTCAGGATTATATTAATAGGCTGTCTCCGTTAGGTAGAGTTTATTTTAGGATGATAAGAGGTAAATTCGGTAGAGAGCAAAAACGATATTATATTGAAGGTATTTCATGTTTAGATTATCTTGATGTATATAGGCGATTTTGTTTAAAACTTAGAGAGTCTTATAAGCTTGATGCTATTGGGGAGCTGGAGCTAGGTCAGCGTAAAATTGATTATGGTGATACTAATCTCGCTACTTTATCTGATGAAGATTGGGATACATTTATAGATTACAACATTCAAGACGTTAACCTCTTAGTAAGACTCGAAGAAAAACTTCAATACTTTCCTCTGCTTCGTATGTTATCTTATGTCGGATTAACTACACTTGAGGGGGCTATGGGGACAATCCAAGTTATTAACGGTGCATTATGTATTAGAGCTAGAGACAGGGGAGAGATTATTTCTACTTTTGTTAGGAATGTTGATACAGGTAAAAATCCAGGTGCGTATGTAGCTGAACCTAAATCTGGATTTAAAAATCATATTGTTTCCTTTGATGCAAATTCACTATATCCAAATGTGATGATCTCTCTTAATACCTCACCTGAAACTAAAATAGGTAAGATTGAACGAAGTACTGATGATAAAATAACAATACAACATGTATCAGGTAAATTATTTGAATTAGATAAACCATCGTTTGCAAAATTTTTAAAGACCGAAGATTGTGCTCTATCTAAGGCTGGGTTTTTATTCTCGCAAAAAAAGAAAGGCATCATTCCGGAATTTCTGGAATATTATTATAATAAGCGTGTTGTTATTAAGAAGGATTTATATAAAGCAAAACAAAAACTTAAAAAGCTAAAAAAAGATACATCAGAATATACTGATGCTAAGTATGAAGTAGAGAGACTTAATACATCACAAATGGTTATTAAAATTCTTATTAACTCGTGCTATGGATACATGGGAAACAAGCATGCCCCTATTGGTGATGATGATATCGCTTCTTCTGTGACCCTAACCGGTCAGGCTGTCATTAAATATTCAAATGAGCTTATTAAGGAATTTATCAAAAAAGATATACCCGATATCTCTGATATTGAGCTTGAAGGATGTATTATATACAATGATACGGATTCGTCTTACGTTTCTATCACTCCTCTTGTTAATAAGGGCTTAAATTTTTTAGATGGTAAAGATATTCATAAAGAAACATTTGACAAAATTCAAGAAATTGAGGATTATTTAAATCATGGAGTTAGTGAATGGGCTAAAAAGGCCCTCTTAACAAAAGATAGTCGGTTTATATTTAAACGTGAATGTATAGCTGATGTGGGCGTATTTTTACAAAAAAAGCGATATGTTATGCATATTCTTGATGATGAGGGGATTAAGGAGGATAAATTTAAGTACACAGGAGTTGAGGTTGTAAGAACTACTATGCCAAATGCTATTAAGCCATATGCTAAGAAAATTATTGAAACAATGCTCATGACACAATCGCTAGGTAAGACTAATGAGCTGTTAAACGAAACATATGAAATATTTAAAGGACTTGGTCCACAAGAACTTGCATTCGTTATGGGAGTTAAAGGCTATGAAAAATATGCCACACAATGCAATCAATTTACAACAACTAAAGGCATGCCTATTCATGTTAAATCAGCATACTTTTATAATCTACTATTAGATAAATTAAACACAGGAAATAAATATGAAGCAATTGGAACAGGCGACAAAGTCCGCTATATGTATATCGAACAACCTAATAAGTTTGGTTTGGAAAGTGTCGGTTTTAAATATGATTACCCTAAAGAATTTAGTGATCTATTTAAACCGGACTATGATAAGATGTTTGAAAAAATCTTATTTCAAGCTATAGAGAGATTCTACGATAATGTAGGGTGGAAAATTAGAAAGCCTTCTGAGAACGTTACAGTTGAATTATTTGACCTATTTAGTAAATAGATATATGGCAATACAACCAGGTGGATATTTAGACAGGCCCGAAGATGATAATTCGCATAACGCTCATCCTGCGTTTAAGAGAGGCAAAATTTCAGGCATTTTAGAAACATTAGCTATCTTTAAAGAGGTAATTACCGGGCAGGATGATGGTGCCGGTACTATTAATTCACCAGAAATTGAAAAAATAAGAAGAGCAACTTTTTTAATGAGAGAGGCACTAGTTCATGCCTCTGATAAATCTACTTACTTATCAAAGCCGGCTAAAGAGGCACTTGATGAAGCTACCCGGGTAGCTAATACTCTAAGATTCCAAAAGGGTAGTTGATTATAAAAAAACTTAAATTAATATAATATATGTCAAAACAAATTAAAACCATCGTCGATCATATTGGGAGAACGGTAGTAGGAGAAGTAAAGAAAGAAGATACTAAGACTATTACTCTGAATAATCCTGTAATTATTCATGTACAGCCTAATTCAGAATCAGGTCAGCTTCAAGTACAATCTTTTCCTTATCTTTTTATGGAATTTATTAAGGGAGATGATAAGTCTCAAAATAATTGGACCTTTAATAAGGTATCAATTGCAGTCTCTGATGTCGAGCTTGACGATAAAATTTTAGAGCAGTATGAAAACATTAATAAGCCACAGTCTTCAATTATTACTCCTGATGAAGAGCCTGAAGTTATTAAACTATTTGATGATTAAAAATTATGTTTGCTTTTTTTAAAAAAAGACTCGAGGTTAAATATATTAAAAATACTGACCCTAAGTATAAAGCCGAAAATGATAAATATCTTTTGGTAAAGAGTCGTAACTTACCTCCGTTACTGTTTACTGTGTCTGAAGTAGAGAGAGCTATCCAGCGCGCAGAAAAAAATCCTGAAGATACGCAGTAGATTTAACGATTAGTGTTATAAATATTTTAACTATGAAACTAACTAAATATACACATAATCCAATAGCAGAGATTGAAAGAGCCTTTGATGGTTTTTTCAATCTAACACCAGTCTTCCACCAGTTGGAAGAAATCTACAAAACAGGAGATCAAGTCCGATTCGCGTCGGATGAAGAAACACTAAGTGTTCAAATTGATCTACCAGGAGTCACAAAAGAGGATCTAGATCTTTCTACTGACACTGATCAACGTGAAGTCTATGTTAAGGCTAAGCGTAAGGTAAAAGCCCATGACGGTGAAAAAGAGCAAACCTATAATAGGTCGTTCTCAGTCGGAAGGGAGTTTGATCTTAATAAAATTAACTTTGCTTACGTTGATGGGGTTCTCGAAGTAGATGTACCTCGCAGGAAGAAAGAAGAATACATTAAAACTTATTCTGTCTAATAATTAATATTAACCTTTATTTAAAAACCGCTACCAATTAATTGGTAGCGGTTTTTTTATTGACTAACAAGTTATATATTATATAATAC